GTCAGATGCAATTAGGGGATATTTTGTTGTCGCGCGTGTTAGTGAGGATTCGCGATCGCGATTATGCATAATTAGGTAGTTTCCCGATTTTCTACAGAGAAAATCGGAACCCAAATAGATAGTGTTTTTTCACCTATTGGTTAGATAGTTTATGAATGCCAAAAAACAAGAAACATACCCGCAAACACAAGCGCTCCTTAGAAGAATTGAAGCGAGAAGTTCCGGGAAGTCCAATATTGAAAGCTCAACTCAGAGGGGCAGTAACAAGGATAGCACAAAACCCCAAGACCAGCGAAGTGATAGACAGAGAGATAGAAAAGATGGCTCAGTACATCAATCAAAGTCCAGTAGCGACTCAGATCCAAGCAGACAATTGGTTTCTAGCATTCCTCGACGAGTGGGTGCTCCCAAATCTCCCAACAACAGCCGAAATATTAACAACCGTAGCCGACCTAGCTCTAATGTTGTTATAACTCATTTGTATCCCGGCAAGTTGGTTTCAGTAGATAACCAAGTTTACAATAGGATCAGAGGTAGCCGCAAAGTTGGGTCAGTCCAAAAAGATTCGACTTTGCTTCACCAGCATTATGCCACGCATTTAGGAATGTCCGTTCCTTTGGCTTCTGGTGCAGGACATGTACCAGCTATCGCAACTGAGTCTATGAAAGGAGGTAATATTAGAGCAAAGGTTTTAGGAGTACAATACGGATGGCCTATAGAAGCAGATGTAGCAGGTCATTCCGGAGTGCGAATTTTTGCATTCCCTGTTTTGCCAAAATCGAATTCTAATACAGCATTGTACTTGAATGCTATGGAATTTGAGCTGGCTCTCTTGAAATCGTTAACCGTTCAATATATACCGTCTTGCCCTGCCACTGCTCAGGGGTCCTTTGTCACGTTTTTTGTTCCTAATGGGGATTATATCCCGGATAGAATTGAATCTGGGACGGGAGCTTTGTCGGAGGCTTATGAAAGTTTGAATTATGTAGATTCTATGGGATGGGAAGGATATACCTGGCAAGTCGGGTTGCCTTCTGATCTCAAACCGATTTATAATGATTTTAGCACTCAAGATCCAGGCGATACGTGCGTAGGATATCTTATCTGTATGACTTCTTCTGCAATCGGAGGTGGTTCTTCAGCTCCTCAAGGACATTTTTTAGTAGAACAGGAATGGGAATTTATCAATAGACAATTGACTCTACCTTTAGACTCAGTTTCGACTTATACAAGATTTACTGTGAATTTTAGTGCCACCACTCAATTTGCGGGATCTCAAGCCGTCGAGTTCGCCAGTGGGTCTAATGGTGTAACCGTTGTTACTGATAATTATCCTACTATTGATGCTACTACGTCCGCGTTGTTTTATGGAGTTGTAATCACCAGTACTCAAGTTGATCCTTTCCCTCTAGTCTCGTCATTGGATAGTCCACAGTTTGCCGGCATATCTCTAGGTACTGCTGGTGTCCCCGTTTGGATCCACAGTTACATGGATGTAGCTGATGGT